CATTTCTCCACTTCTTTTCGACGTAATATTTGTGGTAACATTATGTTTACCTTTCCTTAAAAAATACGTGACACCCTCACGCTGGGATAAAATTATATCTCGCCATCCAACCAAGGTGGTAGAGATAATGTTTCTAAATCAGGCCAGCCAGTGCTGTAATCATTGGTTTCTTTTGCCCGCTTTATCTTATGTAATGTTTGCATCATTTCTTGGCGTGCGTACCTGTCATATTTATCTGACAATTCATAACACGCTGTTGCATGTGGTTTTTCTTTTTCAATTGCGATAAATATAAAATTAGAAATCTTAATACCTTCAATCTCTAAACAATATCTGTAAAAGCTTTGTTGCAAAGAATAATTAAAATTCCTCAAAGCCTTAGAAAATCCATTCAAGCTTGCATCTTGGCATGTCTTAACATCAATAATTAAGCCAGCAGATGCTAAAAATCCATCAGGCCTAGTTTTAAGACCTAATCCAGTTTCAGGACACGTTACAAAGAATGATGCTTCTGTAATCAACTCTTTGTTGTTCAATAATTTAGCTCCCATAGGGTGCGTTAAACACTCTTCAGCCATGTCACATGCTAAATCATAGTCAGCCTCGGTCAGAAGTAGCTTATTTTGCTTCTCTGCATCCTCTTTAGCTTCACTCCACGCTTTACCGCGCCTTGTCTCTGGCCCACGTAAAATTAAATCTTTCTCTGGCTCAAGTAGCATCGCATGTACTGCCGTACCTAAATCAAAGGCAGGGTTTTCTTTGCGTACTTTACCCTTCCAATGACGTAATGTTGTGCTGGCTACTGCCTTTAAATCACTTGATGATATATTCTCATGTGCATGATACTCTTCATTGCTCATTTTATTACTTAAAATCATAGTCATAGTTTATTCTCCTCTATTTAAAATTTTCTGCCCCATATAATGCAATCAAAGCGGCTTCTGCACGTCCGTCATCTTTGACTCTACTAAATAATTGAGCATATTCTGGGAAACGCTCGGTTGCTTTACTTCTACTTACACCTTTGTCCCTGTTTAAACCAAAGTGTTTCTTCCATTTTGCGGGCGTTACATAATGCAATGGATGTTTATTAGCTGCAATACATGCTTGTAACATCCCATAACCCTCACCAAACCTAAATACGCTTGATACACCCTGTCCTGGCATTGCACTTACACGCTCTACTACTGCAAACCTGTTTTTTGTTTCAGGCTCAAGAAGGTTAAGCAATGTATGACAGTCTATAATATTCTTGCCAGCATGATTTAACATTATTGGCATATCGTGGATTTCGAGTTTATTGGCTTCAGGCCAATAAATCGCAATCGCACCACTATATCCTGGATCAATACCAAATATTGAAAGCATATTAATCTTCCTTTGGTGGGCTTACTTCGACACCTTGCTTTGTTACTTGCATAAGTGCCGCCATACGAACATATGCTGTAAATGATAGGCCACTCTTATGTGCTGCCTCACTTATTGCTTGGTCTTGGCTTTCGCTAAAACTAATTAATCTTTTCTTATCCATTTTGTTCTCCATTTTATTTTATAGTCAGTTATATATATAAATCATATTAGTGCAATATACTATTCGTCATTTTTTTTAAAATAAACGTGTCTGTATGTTTTCTTACCATCTAGTGAACCAATAAATGCAGGTTGTTTTTCGTTATTTCTAAGGATTAAACCTTGGTTAAAAAGCACATTTAATTGTGGTGCAACATATGAGACGCTTAACCCTGTATTTCTGGCAATCATGGATGTTGTATATCTGCCACCACGATTGATTGATTTCAAAATACGCTGTTGTTTTGCAACTGTATGTTTTGCGGGAAAGCTTTGCGAGTTTAACGCAATGTTTTTATTTGCACATGATGTTGATAAACTTTGTATCTTTCTGCCTCTATGTAATGGCGTTCTTAAACCTAACTTTATTTGTTGTTTTTCAAATTCTTGCAGCTTAAAAGAATATATTATTTCATAATGATGTTGTTTATCATTCTGTTTTAATCTTTCTTTAAGTTCTTGGATTGTCTTCGGTGGCTTCTCAGTTTCAATTCCATCAATTCCATCAGATGTTGCTGCTCTTGTAAAAACCATTTGTAATATTTCCTGTCCCTGGTCGGGTCTGGGTTTTTCATGTCCTCTATCATCAGTGAGTTCATTTTCATTAGTCTCAATGTCATTTTGTGGGCTTCTGAAATGTGCATATTTATCCTCATGTTTTATAAAAGTTATATTATATAAAGCTTTGGCTCGTGCTACATAGCTTTGGTTCATATCTAACAGTCTTGAAGTTTCAGCTTGTGTTAAGCCTTGTTCAGCTGCCATTTTAATTTGCCTTACAGTTCTGGGATCAATCGACATTAATAAACCTCACAAAATGCCCGCGATCATTTAACATTGGTAATTCTTCGCGTTGATTTTTCTGTAAATCTTTAATGTGCTTTTTAAAAACTTCATTTAAAATATCATTGGTGTTAAAATCAATCTTTTTACCACCAACATTAATTTCTATATCTTTAATCATAATTCTAACCCTTCTGGACGTAGTTTTGGTTTAATGGTTATTGATGAAACTTTATCTGTTTGCAGGCATTGCCCCATTGCATCAGGAAAATGTGGATAATATTCGTAATATATTGCTGGCAATGCATCCCCGCATTCTTTTGCGCTGGCATACATTTTCTCAAAGTTTGATCCACCTTCTAAAGTCAGGGAAATACTTAAAAGTGTAAAAAAGGTCATTTGTTTGATTCCCTTTTTGGCTTGTAAAGCTTTTGTTCTGTTGCAACTTCCCATAGTTTAGATAATGGTAACAATTCACTTTGTTCAATCATCCACCCTTTACCATGTCCCAAATCATTTTGGACGGCTTGCTCCAAAAACATAGTTTTTGTTGCAAAGCCAGCAACATTCATTTTATCTTCATCAACTTTTGCCACCAATACAGAACAATTTGATTTAAATGATTTTTTGCTTTTAAACAGCAACTTGCCGTGTGGGTAAAACGTCGATTTAACATCAATTGAAATGTTATGTAAAAACATGTCTGCCCCATCATCAACACCTAATTGAAATGGATTAAAATCTAAATCAAAAACCTTTGACACGGCTAGTTCTGCTTTTATACCTAAGAAATCTAAATCCTGGTCGGTTCTGCCTTTATCTTTTCTTTGGTTTGTAACACCGCTTAACCTTGCTAATTGCCAGCGTAAAGTTGCAGCTTGTTTACAATCGCTTAATTCTTTTCGTGATAATGTAACAATCATTTCATAAAACCCCTCTTTTCAACAAACAAATAATCATGTTTTAAATTAATAAGATTTAAAGATTTTAATGCTTCATATTTAACATCTTTCAAATCTGTATTTAATTTTAAGCCGTATTCGCTTAAATATTCTTTCACAAGTTTTAATGATTTTTTGCCAAAATTTGGTATATATTTAAAAAACTTATCGTTTCTCAATATTAAATCATAATGAAAGATTTCAAATCCAAGTTCATTTATAAAGCAATTTCTAATCCTAACTGAAAGTTTACTTTCATCAACCTGTGAAAACAATAATTTATATAAATGTGGGTCAATACTTTCAAGATTATGAAATAAGAATTGTTTAAGTTTCAATTCGTCCATGCTTTCAATTAAAGATATTGTCATTTTTTGATCGTTACTTATCATTTTAAATCACCTCCAAATCATCAAGGTCAATGTAATCTGTAACAAAATCTAATTCTCGTAATGATCTAAATTTCATAGGCGTCAAATCGTCATTTACAATTGGCTTGCCTAATTCGTCTAATATGTGAAATGTTAATTCATCAACTTGAATGCTAAATTTTTCTTTAACAGCAATATCATACCAAGGCTGCGCTACTACTTTAGTTATCATTTGCTTTGCTCCATGTTGCTTAAAATGTGTGATATTACATCAACAGTCCAGCCGTTGCCCAACATTCTATATCTTTGGGTGTTTGATACTGATTTAGTGTAACCATCTGGCACAGTTTGCAAT